CAGAAATGTCTAATGAAGCTGCTGCAACTTCGCCTGTAACTGTAGCACTATCTATGTAAACATCTTTAAAACGTAAACTTGTAGTACCTAAGTCTACATCTGAGTCAGTCACAGGAGAGATACTACCATCGTTAAATGTAACTTGGTTAGTACCTGCATTAGCAACAGTGATTACATCAGAGCCAGAGAATGTAATACTTGTATCAGTGTCTGCGTCACCAGATATAGAGTCAAGTTGAACTGCACCTACATTTGAAAGTGCCGCATCACCAAAGTCTACAGCACCTGCAACTGTTAGTGTTCCAGACACATCTACATTACCATTGATGTCTATAGTTGTAGCAGCTATCTGTATTTCTGTGTCAGCTACAATGTCTAACTGTCCGTCTACACTTGAGTTGATGTATATAGCTGTATCACGGAACTGTATCTTTTCAGTTGAAGCTACGAGTATATCATCAGAGAACTCAAAGTAGTCTTCGTCTTCCATCCACTTTAATACACCGTCATTTGTTTCACCATCAAAGGTAATTGTAATGTCTGTAGCTGCAGTACCTGCACCAAAAGTTAAACCATTACCTAGTAACTTAGTAATAGGCCCACCTTCTGCAGCAGTACCATCATGTGTGTGTCCTGAAGTTACTGCAAATGCAGCTAATAACTGGTTAAACTCGTCATTAGTGTGTTCTGCTGTTATGACATCTCCATCCGTGTAAGAGGACTGTCTTGTATATGTGTCACCCATTTATCGTCTTGCTCCTAATTGATACTCTAACTGAAACCCTTTTAAAGAGTAAGGGGCAGTTTCGCCCCCATCGTGGATCTTTAATGCAACCGCAAACCCTGAACCTTCTACAGGCTGTCTTACTAGTGGTTGTGAAGCACCACCATAGGTCGGCACACCATAAACTGATGTACCATAAATTGCTACAACATCTTCTGAGTCTAATGCATAAGCTTCAGGTCTGGCTGAGTCAGGGTCTTCATAGTCATACCTTAAAAGTAAATCTGCATCTATAGCTGCTTCAGGTTTATAATTAATTATAACCCTCTGCATATGTTTTCTTATTCCGGGATCTTCAAAAGTTAAGTCAGGACTTCTATAACGCCCAAATATAACTTCCCCATCAAATGTATTACCTGACTCTTGTCTATATATGTAACCATTTGAGTATGCACCATGTAAAACTAATACACTTCCTTCATCTACAAAACTATCTGTACATGCAGGGCGCATACCTTTTATCTCTGAAAACTCAAAGTTCTGACCTTTCATTACACAGATAACGCCTTTGCTTTGATTTTCAGCTACAGAACTCTTAGTAAAAAATATCCTGTATTGTGTTTTGTCAGGTATTACAGTAGAGTCAAACTCTGATGCACTAGATAGATTTTCATTAAATATAGATTGTACGTTAGAACTAATTGTACCTAGCTCAACGTCACCAATCCTTGCAGTACCAGCAATAGTTCGTAGTCCGTCTGGCCCTAAGAAAATTAAGTCACCAGCAAATTCTTGTATTGTATCTCCGTTAATACAACCGATGTTACGTGTAACAGGAGTAACAGCAAAGTTAGAACTTGATGTACCTGATAGTTTAAATATCCTTGTTTCACAAAATACAAATAAATCATCACGGAAAACTTTAAGTCCTACTATCGTGTCGTCAACTTTAATACTACCTGCACCATCCCCTGATGTAAAGTTATCTTCATCAAAAGGTACACTAAATATTACTTCTTGTTTTGCTGTAGACTTACCTGCGTAAAACATGTGGTTTTTAAATGATGCAACAAACTTAGTTCCTACTGCAGCAGTAGTACTTACATCTGTAGCAGCTAATGATGAGTTAAATACTGTAGGAGCATTTACACCATCGACAACAACTATCTTATCTGTGCCGTCAAAGTTAAATCTTTCAAAGGCATACTTACCTGCACTAGTTCTACCGGAGTCTCTTGATGTCCAAGATGATCCACCCGGAGTTGCACTGTATATACTTGTACCTCTAGCGGCTAATACTACATCAGCAAAAGAAGCAACCATTAAAACTTTTTCTGATGCAGAAGAAGTATAAGGTACAATAACACTTACGTATTTAGAAAAACCATTTATTCTTCTGTAGCCACCCTCAATGTCAGGTTCAAAGTTACGTAGCTCTAAAGCTTCACCGGGTTGCATCAAGAACGTAGATTTATTTAATACTAAGCCACCTTCACAATTAAATGCAGAAGGTTGTAGTTGAGCTAGATCAGGCATTAATTAACTCTTAATACTGTTTTAGAATTTCCTACATATCCTGATGAAGGTATATACGTAGAGCGTAAGTATTCAAATCTATTAACTAATAAACTCTGCATATTTTTTATACCTTGTTCAAATCGTTCAAAGTTTATTCCGTATTGTTGTAACTCACCTCTATATTGATATACAAAAGCAGTTGCTCCGTCAGCTATTACTGCAGCAAATCTGTCAGGTACAGTTGTTGTGTCCCCGTGTGCAGCTAAATCTGTAGGAAATGTATAATAATCAAACTTAATAGAATAAGATTTATTAGGATAAGGGTACAATAAATAGTTATTATCTGGTGTTCGTACTATGTGAGTCGGTACACTACCTTTATCAAACTGTGCAACTGTAACTCCACTAGCTATTGACGCTGCTGTTGTACTGTTTGCTCCTCTAGTACATCCTGTAAATGTAGTACTAGAACCAACAGCAGTATATGAGATTTGCTCATTACCTATATACAATGTACCTGAACTGTCAAAGTCTGTAGTGCTTGCAACAGTTATAGTTGTTACACTATCCGTATGTGTAGTACTTGTAGTTGTAGTATTTATTTCATCTTCTTGTTCAACAGATCTACTTATGTAATCATTATAATTTAAGATAGAAAGTTGGCCTCCGCTAACTGCCAAGTCACTATCTTTTACTATTCTAAATGTATTGTAATCTACAACTTTAGTTGTTGCAGGTAATGAATAACGTACAACACCTGCAGTTAAAGTTTGACTAGCAGTTGCATGATTAAAAGGGTAGTTGTGTTCTCTTTGATTTATATATCTTATAGCTTCGTTAACCGCATTTTTAACTTGTGTTTGAATACCTCTAGCAGAAGTAAAAGTTGTTGATGTTAATTCAACTTCATTCAGCCTTGCAAGAACTTTATTAGTTAAAGTTAGATACGATTCTGCCATTTAAATTTCTTTCACTATACTATAAAGTTGGAGAGGCCAGATTATCCTAGCCTCCCCATTTATTATATTATGCTAGATAGTCTCTGTCAACATCAACAGCAGATGTACTGCCTTGTTCGCTGACATCCATCAATAGAGCATAAACTCTAAGTTTACCTGCTGTAAAGGTAGCACCGTCACCTGCAAAACCAAGATCTAGTGTATCTGCTGTAGCAAGAACAACTTCTGCTGAAGGAGTTACGCTAGGAGCGTAAGCCAAGTCAGAAGCACCATCAATATCAAATGAAGTAACGTATTCGTCTACGTCTGCTGCACCCAATGTTATGGCGGCATTTGTACCTGTGTCCATTGTTGCACTTTCTACAACTTGAACACCTGCGTGAACTATATGAGTGTTAGCAGGGACTGTAATACATTGTACAATATCCGTTGATGAACAATCAATAGCTTGTGCAGTCAGGTCAATAGATAGTTCAACCTGATACGGCATTCTGCCTCTGTTAGTGTTTCCTGTAGCAGGAAGTAAAAGTGATGTTATAGTAGCCATTTTTTATGTCCCCCTACGCTGCGTTATATTTGGCAGTAACGATAGCTTCAGGACGAAGTATCTTTCTACCATATAAGTGCATACCACGAACAATGTCAGCAAAGCTGTCAGGGTCACGATATGATTCGGTTTTATTGATCTGCTCTGCAGTTGCAATAGCAGAATCGTGTCCAGCTACAATCACACCGTAGTTAGCAATTTGGTTTGCAGAACCTGAAGTTCCCGGACCAGTACCAACAGCAGGTAGATTGCTTGAACTGTATACTCTGAAACCACCTAAGTTATTAATAACTAGGCCGTTACGTATACTTCCTGATGCACCAAAGTCTGCATTGTGAAGACGAGAATCCTCATCACGTAGCATCTCCATAAACACAGGGTCTACAACTAACCAGCGTCCACCTGTATCAACTTGCTGTTGATCAAGTAGTCGTGCCATACGAGATATAACCATTATTGGAGAGGCTGTAGCTGTAGGCAAAGATGTAGCTCCGGGCATACGTGGAGTCAGAGGAATCGAGTGAGTCCCTGCTGAACTAGTAGTAATGTTACCAAAACTACCTTTTATTAGTTTCATGCTGGAAAGAAGTTCATCTGTTCCTGCAGTAGAAACTGCCACAGTACCATTTACAGTTGCGTTAACTGTGTCTGGTTGTCCGTGTAGTGACGATTGTTTAAAACCGGATAGGTAACCCAATACATCTTGGTCGTACTGGTCAGCCAAACGGTATGCTGCTCTATCTGAAGCGAGTTGCATAAAGTTTACGTGGCTGTGTGCCTCTTCAATGTCATCAATCTTAAAAGCAAAATAGTTTGATTTATCAATTGTTAACGAGAAGTCCTCATCATCAAGGTCTTGTGGTAGAATAGTTGTACCACGAGCATATGCCTTAACTGAGATTTCAGGTTCTTTGATTATTTTAACAGTATCACCTTGTGACGCAATTTCCCCGAAGTAATCAGAGTTCGTAATGTCTCCGACTACGGTTGACTTGCGAAAAGCAACCTGTACTTTCTTCGAATAGATAATCGAAGAGAAGTTTCCATTTGGCAAGTTTCCGTACCCTGCCGCTGATGAAAAAGCCATATTAAATTCCTCCTATGGATGTTTGGCTTACAAATAAAGCTAAACGGTATTAACAAGAGGCCGATCCATCAGGGTGCAATGTAAAGCAGACTAGCTAATCTTACTTTACAGTGGGCCATCTGTATCAGGTAGGTCTTATATGATAGTTTAGACTTGATGAATTATAAGAACTATGGGTAGCTTATTTCTAAGGGCCATTACGTTTTTATAGATAGTACTAGTTATATCAAAGTGCGACAATTTTGTCAACACTTTTTTTTATCGGGCTGCACCTGTCATATCGTAGACAAATCGCCCTCCTCGAATAGCTTCCATAATTTCATCGGAACGCTTTTCGTATTCTGCTGTTGACATTTTATTAACGTCAGACTCTGTAATTCTTCCATTAGACTCTTCTGCATCTACAGCGGTTCGTCCTTTCTTAGTGACGATTGCTGTGGCAGCTCTCTTAGCGGAAGCTTTCTTACCTTTATTAACTATATTGTTATCAGCTTTATATAAATCAATTACCCTTGCTACTGAAGCTGGGTCATCTGAGTTTACATATAGAGCATCTTTTACCCACTTAGGTTGTACATCTACCCAATCGTGAAATACTTCACTATCCTTTAGCTCGTCAAAGTCTGAGTGTATAGCTCGTATCTCAGCTTCAGCCTTTGCTCTGTCAGCTTGTTCAGCTATTTCATCTAGACGAGAGAGCCTCTCATCTGCTGCATTGTACATAGCTTGTGCTTCTTTTTTAGCTAAGGTAGATACTATGTTAGCAACGTCAGGATACTTTTCTTTCCACGCTTCTAACTCAGCTTCTGTAGTAGGAGCAGCAAAAGAAGAAGGGTCACTTACTTGAGCTTCTAAAGTTTTAACTTGTTCAACCAATTTGTTTTGGTGTCTACGAAGATCATCGTACCGTTTTTTGTACGTCTTCTCTTCTCGTGTTAAGTCTTTGTCTTCATCACTAGCAGCTTCTTTAGGAGCTTCTGCAACAGCAGTAACTTCTACTTCTGTATCTTCTTGTCGAGACTCCATAAGCTCTTCTATTTCTTTTTCTTCTTTTTCTGCTCTGCGTCTGTTTGCATTTGAGTGCGAGCTGTCTACAAAGCCAGCTACTTTTGGGGATTCCATTACGTTTAGTTCGGGCATTAGTTATTCCTTTATGTTGGGGCCAGCATCACCGGGTCGCCTTATCGTTGATTAGTATTTTTTAGTCTTCTTCTTAGTTGGTTTCTTTAATAGTCCACCTGCTTTAAAACCACTTCCTCCTACGTAACCTTTACCTGTAGCTTGTCCTATTGCAGTTTGTTTTTCTATTACTTCTTTTTCTTTTTCTTGTCTGTTTTCACCTTCTTCTGATCTAGGTATATCAGCAAAAGTATCAGGTGTATCTTTATATTTTTCTACCTGCTTGGCAATTACTTCTTGTCTTGTTTGACCTTGTCTGTTCTTAACAGTACCTGTTGTGTCTGTTAAAAAATCATCGCTACCAAAAGCACCAGCGGCTGCCTTAGAAGTAAAAGTTCCCTTTGGGTCATTTAATATTTTTCTTTCTTTTGCACTTAAAGCCTTTCCTGCTTTTGTAATAGCTTTATTGCTTTTTCTTATACTATTTTTGTCTGCATTTTTTATATCTGGTATGCCAATGTTTCTTTTATATTTATTTGATTTTCCACCAGTGTGTATCTCGTAGGCATTGTATATGGCATCATAAACTTTTGTCATATCTTTTTCGCCTTTAAAACTTATTAAAAGTTCTAGTGCGGCTTTTTCAGCAGCATTAATTGCTACGCCTTGATAGTCTTTTCCACGCTCTAATCTTGCTTCAGCTTCTCTAATACTTTGTTCAAGTCTACTAGGACCATCGGGTAACACTTTTCCAAGTTGTCCTAATGCTCCAAAACTTCCCAGTTTACTTATTCCGGCAGAAAGACTATCAGGAAATACTTCATTATAAATACCAGTTTGCGCTGACCAAAGTAACTCCCCTACAGTTTGTCTATTAGCAGGTTTTGTACCATCTTGAACTGATTGCTGTCTTTCTTGGTTATTATTATCTTGTTCTTGTTGTTGGTTGTACGCAGCTAACTCTGGACTTCCTTGCACATAAAATCCTGAGTTTATTAATTGATTATATGCATTAGCATCAACAGGTACATCTCCTTTAAATTGTACTACTTGTATGTTTCCATTAACAGGATTTACCATAGTTACAAATCTAAATTCAGGGTTATTTGTTTCTAAAGGAAGATCATCTGGAGTAGCCGTAATAGCCGAAGGTGGCAGGTTAGGATTTAAGCTAGGGAGCACAGTACTAGCACCCGGAGTTGCGTACTGAGTAAGAGGAAAAACACTAGAAGGAATAGACTGTGGTATAGGTTGTGGGTCATTTACAGGATCATGGTATCCCCCATGTGCGTATCCTCTAACGTCACCACCTTGGCTCATTAAATTTTGTAACATAGCCATATCTTGTTCTGACAATTCTTCTGGGCTACCAGCCATCTGATCTTGCATAGGCATATCTGAAGGCATAGGCTCTCCACCTATTCTACCGTTAGCTTCCATTGTATCTAAGCCTTGCATAGCT